GTCGACCAGTTGACGCATAAGAGACGTTGCCGACTTGGCGAAGCCTCCAATGAGGTGGAACAGCCCGAAGCCGTAGGCTCCAAATCCGGGGATGTATTGGTAGTGGACGAAGTGTTGGCGCTTAAGATTGAGATCATCATCTTCCTTCCAGTTGCGGCGGATCGACAGGACGTCGTTTGTGCCTTTAATCATCGTGACCACGTACGGTAGCAGAATACCTGTCGGCTCGCCATCTTCATCCACGTCTTCGTAACCTTCAAGGTCCAGATCGGCGTGGCACTCGTACAAAGTAAACCGATCGTCGTTCAGGTCACTAAAACCCGTCTCTTTGTCTTTGGCTTTCTGGATGTCGGTCTGCGCACGACTGGGTTCTCCCAGCTCAACGTCACGGTAGAACCCGGCGGCTTGCAGCTTAACGATCTCGTTCTTGGTTTTGCGCATGACGTGCGTGACGCGGTAGCACGTATCCATGTCTGTGGCCCCGTACGGGAGCAGCATGTCCTCGGCAGGCACAAAGATCGACACCTGACGGCCCAGACCCGGATCAAAATACACCTTCTTGAACGCCGAACCCGTGGCCGGAAGGCTCCACAGCATGCGCTCGTGCTCTGGGCGAAACTCTTTCATCACGTCGGTCAACTCGTGATTCATGTCCTCTTCGATGTTTGCCGCAATTTCTTTGTTTTCGGGGGTCACTTTTCCAATAATTTTGGTTTTTACGGGGCCTTGCGCGGGAAAGGTTTCAGTAATTGTTTCAGCCTGAAAGCGTACAACAGCCTCTGTAATCATGGGGTGGAACACGCCGCAAGCCCCATTCCAAGGCTCTGTGCGCTCTTCCATCTGCAAACCAAGCAGTTTCAGCCCCTCTGTGTACGATTTTTCCCAGTCTTTGCGGCTGGATTTGTCGTTCTCGATGTCCCGGGCCAGATCACTGGCCATGGAACTGATCTTGTTGTCCTCCATGTACTCAGCAAGGTTGTCGCCAAAGCCTTCTTCGTCTTCTTCGCCGGGCTTCAGGGTAATTTCCATGCCATCCATACCAATTGTGACCTCTTCGGGGTCCACAATTTCAATCTCCAACGGGGATTCGCCCATTGCTGCCTCGTCAATACCCATTGGCTGTTGATACAGCGCCTTGTCTATGTTTGTTGCCATTGGTTTTCCTTAATAGTATGCAGCCTTGCGGGCGTATCCGTACAGATCGTCCTTCTCGTCGGAGTCCAGCGCGATAAATCCGCCTTGGCGGAACCGCATAAGCGCCTGAGTCGTTGTATCCACAAAATCGTCGTGCTCTCCCACAGGAAAAGCCGCCATTTCTTCAATTACTTCTCGCGCCCAGCGTTTATCTGGTGCCCACACCATGCCAGAGGCGAACAGATCGGACACCGCATTTAATCGTACCATCTTGTCGTTGCCCCGGCTAGGGTTTGTTTCCTGTACAGGGATGCCCATAGCCCGCAGTTCTTGGATCAGCGGCGCACCAGACGCCTTCTTCTCCACAATGAACGCATCCGGCTCCCATTCTTTCCAGTGTTTGAGCGCGGATACCTTCAGATCGGGGAATGTCATCCTGTCCTTGAACGCATCGAGCAGGATGATCTGGGGTTTGTCCCCTTCTTCCTCGTTGTAGAACACGCCCCACGTTGTGCAGGCGCTGTAGTCGGAGTTGTTCTTGACTTCAAACGCCGTATCCCAGCTCTGGATCACGTAGTCGCAGGTGGGCGGGTCGTCGCTTGGCCACATTCTCCACATCTTGCGCGACACGATTGCGCTGGTTTCAGATGTCGGTTGCTGCATGTACTGCGCGTTCCAGTACCGCGGCTCAATACTTGCCTTGGTGGACTTAAGCGCCTCAAGCGCCCACTGCTCTGGCCACAATGACTTCTCTTCCGGCGTGTCTTCGTTCAAGATGGCCGGGAGTTCTACGATCTCCCATGGAACTGCGTCGGGGTTCTTGGTCTGGTAGTCAATCAAGCGTCCGGTCAAGTCAAGCAGCGACCAACGGGTCATGATGACAATGATCGCCCCACCCGGCATCAGTCGCTGAAGCGGCCCGGTCTGGAACCATGACCACGCCGTGTCAAAAGCCAGACGGCTATTGGCCTTTACGTCCTGTTCAGAATGAGGGTCATCAATAACGAACAGATCAGCGCCACGTCCAGCCAGAGCACCCCCCACGCCAGCAGCATAATACTGACCGCCAGCGCTTGTAGACCATTTACCAGCGGCCTTCTGATCGTCAGCAACCAAGGTGTTGGGAAAAACCTCATGGTACTCCTCCGTCTCGATCAGGTTACGTACGCGCCTGCCAAAGTCTTCCGACAAACCTGCGGTGTGCGTACCCATAATGATTTTCTTCTCTGGGTACTTGCCTAAAAAGTAAGCAGGGAACAGGTAGCTTGAAAACTCTGACTTGCCCATACGCGGCGCGATGTTGATGATGACGCGTTTCTTGCGCCCCTCAATCACGTCCGTAAAGATGCGTGCTAATTTTTTATGGTGAGACCCTACCTTGAACCCGGGGTACACCGCTGTGGCAAATCCCAACATGTTTGTTTTTGCGGCCACAAGACGAGCGCGGCGTTCGCGTACATCCAAGTCATTAAACAGCTCTAACTTCTCCTGCTTAGACATGTAGGGTAAACCCTTAAGCAGTGCTTGCATTTCCACCATAGACAGCGTGGTGAGCTTTTCAAGATTCATTGGGGGCTTCCGTTGGGGTCACGTCAATAACATCAACCACCTGCATGAACCGATTCAACTTGTCTTTAATGCGCGTCTCCAGTTCTGCGTCAGAAATTTCAGTTTTCTTGACTTCAATCTGTTCTGTAAACAAACCAACTTCGGTAACCTTACCCAGCGCAATCAACGCTTTAAGCCGGATATTGGCGTTGGGGGACTTGGTCTCTTCCACCAACTTAGCCACCGTATACCCACGGATTTCTTGCGCCATGTCTATAAACGCCCAGTCGTATGCGGCAAGCATACCTGTCAGATGCCTTACCGCTTGTGGCGTTTTGAGTTCTGCCAGCGTTGCTTTTTGCTCTATGGTGTCTGTATTGGTGGTCAGCGTGTTAAAAGCTTTTCGCGCAGCCTGAGTCTGTTGCTGGTCAGCAACATCCCCGTCATCTTCAATACCTAGATCAGCTAACCACTTCTCTGTAGCAACTTGTGCGGACAGCAAAGCTTCTGGCGACGCGTTGTCCAGTTTTTCAAAAGTGTCCTGAAAGGTGACTTCAGGTTCAAAATGCACCAAGTGATCTAGCATGCGCAGGAGTCCTTATAGGTTGCTTCCTCGTTGGCGGGAGTGTACACTCTTTTCTGGCTGGTGTGCAAGCAGTTGCCACTTGCTTCTCCTGATGGGCTTCCCATCCTTTGCCCCGGCTAATCCCCGGGGCATTTTTTTGCCTTGAGATTTTTCAAATTTTTATAAAATTTTTTGAGGGGGGTCATGTGTGGCTGGGATTTTTTTAAATTTAATTTGCGTTTCAGAAACAGTGTTCACACCCAACGTGATCCGGCACGTCAAAAAGGGGTTGTGGGGGGTAGGTGGGGGTCGCAAGAGTGGAGGATTCTCCACTGTCAAGGTGATTTGGCAACGGGTTGTGGTATAATAGATGTATCGATTGGGGAAGGCCCGATCGTTCGTTCGCCTCACACGTTGTGAGGCTTTTCTATTGGAGAGTTCATCATGAACAAATCATTCATCAACTTCATCAACGCCTTGCGCGTTGCCCTCAAAGCTAACCAGAAGGTTGGCTCAGCCCTGAAGGAGTTCAAGCCTGTCTACGACAAAGCCGCACCAGAGACTCAGTGGCAGTACCGCTTGCAAGTGGCAGGTGTCATCGCATCAGCTTATCAGTGCAAGGCGCGTGAGAGCGTGTATCGCGGTGCCAAGACAGTGGCGTTTGACGGTGACGACAGGAACGCAGAGAACGCACGGGCTTGCATGAAGTACTACTTCCCTGTGAAACCTACTGCCAAGACAAGCAACAAGGTTGATCCGGTCAAGGCGTTGCTGACAAGTTACAGCAAGCTGACTTCGGCTGAGAAGCGCCGCTTCCTTGCCGCTATCTGATTGTGGAGAATTCTCCACAGTTCCCTGCTAACCCGTGAGAGCGATGCTCTTGCGGTGTTTTATGCGTTGTCAATCAGCGCAACTCACGCCTTATAACTTCCAGTTATATAAACCCCTTCGCCACCTTCGGGTGGCTTTTCTTTTGGAGTTAATCATGCAATTCAAAGTCTATATGCCACTCATCTCAGCATGGGTGACCATCTCACAGGCTGACGGCAAAGCTTGGGTCAGCTACTACAAAGCGCAAGGCTACGAAGTCCTGCAAGTCAACCAGTCCAATGCGCGTTACTACGCCTGAAAGGAGTCATCATGAGCAAACACAAACACTACGCCCTTTCACAGATGAAAGACCTTCGCCAACAGTACGTTGAGATGGTAGAGCTAGGCAAGCGCAACCAACGCGCCCTCATAAGCCACAAAGCCAAACTGCGTGAGCACCGCATCTCTGAAGGCCTTGACGAGTGGGAACAAATCAAGCGGCAGACCAAACAACTCCGACTCTGGTAACTGTGGAGAATTCTCCACAATGTACTTCTCCACAACGTGTTGTGGAGAGATTACATAAAAGTGTTGTTTTTTTGCACATACCCACCATTCTGCACATCTGGACACGACATGGGTGCGCTACAACCCGCATGGTTACTGGCGTCTCCCATACCCACGTCCACAACACCTATATATATATAACTTATATTCTCTTAAGATATATATATACCTGTATCCATGGGTGTGTTGGAACTTGCTTCTTTTTAAAAAGGTCTTATAGTTCTTTAAAAATGGTAGGTATTGTGGTCAGTTACCCCTCAAACCCAGTATCCATGCGGTTCCCAGCGCACCCACCACAAGTGGGTAAGTGCCCTGAATGGTGGGCCAGTAACGTATCCAAGTGGGCCAGTTAGCCCCAAACTGTAAGGAGATAGTATGCTATTCAAATCATGCGCGAAATGCGAGGACTCTTACCCGCTGAGCCATTTCAGGTTCCGCTCCACGCTTGCACAGGCAAAAGCATGGGGCAGGACAGGCAACATACGGGTGTTGTGCGAATCCAAGCACTGCCGCAACTGCCGCGCAAAGCCCAAACCCCTGTCTAAACTCAGCGCCAAAGACATTCACAACAAGGTGCACTCAGGCGATATGCACCCATACGTTGCCAAGCACACGCTTGCCGACAAGGAACGCAGGGGGCGTAACAAGCAAGCCATCTCCTCCCGCAACAGGTGGATCAAAGAATGGAAGGCCGAACTCAAGGCCGTGCTTGCGCCCATCACCCGCGAAATAATCAGCGCCAGAAACATCTGGCGCTACGCCAGAGACACACGCCCACCACAAGTGCAGAAGGCTGAGTTCTACTTCGAGTACGCAGGGATGCTTGAGAGTCTCAAGACCCAAGCACAACTCAGCTTTATGACCTACCCGTGCCGACCACGGGCATCATGGTGGCAGCTCGTGCCGCCTGAGGTATTCACTAAGACCCGCGAGTTGTGGGCAGGTGTGCCCCAGATGTATAAAAACACAGGGAAAGTACCCCTGCTCATCAAGCACAGAGATGTGGCTTGAGTAAACCGAATGTGGAGGATTCTCCACACTGCCGCCAGTCATTACTGGCAAACCAAGGAGAAAGCAAATGAATGCAGGACAAGAGCACGAGTGGCACATCGAGCTGGAATACATGAGGGCGCAACTGCGCTGGGTGTTGAACAACCTCGACAACAAGCCCCGTTTCAACGATGTCAAGGGAAAGATTGAGGTTGTGTGCTCACGCCTCAATGACCTGTGTAAATTAACCAAAGGAGAAAGCAAATGAAATACGAAGCACTGATTGACGCTCAGATGGGTAGATGGCCGGACAGCGTGGTGCTGACTGACCGGCAAATGCACGATGCCATGAAGGTAGGCATACCCGACTGGATGGTTGGTCACAAGTTCGCGGACTGGATTCACCACGACGCTCGGCACGAGATGGGTTGGTACGCTGATATGTACTACCGAGAGTGGCGTAGCGTACAGATTGAGCAGACCCGCGCACAGTGGGCACGCAATGCGTTCTATTACCGAGGCGGTGACCCTGAAGGATTCTTCTATGCGTGTGGCAAGCGCGACGATGGGACATACCGCCATGTTGGGTTTCGCTACGGCACACAAGACAGCGAGTACGCATCAGGGTTTGATGGCTTGACTTACACACCCGAAGGAGAAAGCAAATGAATACAGGAGAAAACACCATGAATGACATTTATGTAAAAGGCACGTGGACATTTACCAGCGGGGCATGTTTTGCCCTGCGTAAGGTGGGGATAAACCTAACCGAACTAAATACTAATAAGGGGTTCTGCATACCCGCTACCGCTCTTGAAGCGGCAGGGGTGAGATATGTCAGGGGAAACCCAGAAACAAAAGGCCTGTTAACTTTAAACCATCGACAACAGATAAGGAGAACCAAATGAACTTAACCCACTGGCAACGCTTCGAGCGTGTAGTATTTTTGTTGTGCCTCATTGTGTGGGCACTTGATATGTTTTACTGGCGACCGTAAGGAAAGGAGAAGGAACACTCATCAAGCTTTTGTGGAGAATTCTCCACACTTTTTAATTTTTTAGGAGTATCAAACATGGAACCAACCTTAGAGGCAATCATCATTGCCATTATCGACAAACGTGTTGCTGAGATTATGGAGGCGCACGCAACTGTGCGGCTCATCAGTGACGAGTTCATACACGAGGTGCACAAAATCGCCAACGGCGAAGCACGAAGTGTCGTGCGAGCACATGAGAGCGATTTTGTGCACCTCGGTGAGGCGGACGTAGAGAATAAGATAGGAGAGCATGACTTCGGTGACCAGATCGATGAAGCTATGGACAACTACGACTTTGAGGACAAGATCAAGGACGTGCTCATAAACAACATCTCCCTTTCCGTACAGGTAAACTGACATGGAATACGAAGATCTTACGCCAAGCGCACAACGTGCGGCGCTCTCTGAATATGGGGAGCCTCCAGATGACTGGCAATTGGATGTTTACGAGTATGCAAGAGAGAAAGCACGAGAGCGGGGCTTCCACATCGAGGAGATAAACTACAGCGGCTTTCACTCACAAGGTGATGGCGCGTCATGGACAGGTGTAGCCGACCTGTTGGAGTTCCTTGAGTACCACGTCCAACGTGATGTGCCCCACTATACCGAGCTCGTCATGCTCACTGAGTTGGTGCGTAACCTGCACCCTGACAAGTGGCTGAGCTTTCACAGACGCTCGTTCTACTACTCACACAGTGGCACGATGCAGTTGGAGGACAACAACATCACGTTTGAGTTTGGTGACGAGCCTGTAGTGATGAGCTCGGGGATACTGGCAGGCGCTGATGCACGAGAGGTAGCCGATGCGATAGGGGCCAAGTATCTGTGGAATGATGTGGAGGAATGGGTGTTGCGCGAAGCAAAAGACTACGCTGACACGATTTATAAACAACTTGAAGAGGAGTACGACAACTACACAAGCGAAGAGTATTTCAAGGAACTTATCTACATCAACGGCTGGCGCTTTGATAGCGCTGGCAAACTTATTCAGGAGTAACAAAAATGGGATATAGATCAGACGTTGCATACGTCATCAAGTTTGCTGACATCAAGACGAGGGATACTTTTGTCGCGCTGATGCTGGCAAAGAACGACAAGCACATCACCGAAGCACTCGATGATGTTCGACACGATTGGGCGGAAGACCCGATCATCACCTATCGGTGTTGTGATGTGAAGTGGTATCCAAGTTTCGATGATGTGAAGGCACACCACGCGCTTATGGGTGATGCCGTTGAGTTATACGGTGCACGATACCGCTTCCTTGCGCTAGGGGAGGACGGAGCAGAGGACTACTCAGAAGAAGACAATGTAGGCGACTTGTACGACTACGTTTCCACCGTGCATGAATTGCACACATCTTTTTAATCAACCATTAGGAGAATCAAACATGGCATTCACTTGCAAAGACTTTCAATCCGCAGAAAAGATATTTAACGCACGAGGCCCTGTGCGTAGCGCACAGTGGGCACCTAATGAGAGGCCACTAGATGACCGTCCTCAAAAGCAACACCGCTTAATCAAGCACACCGAGGACGGCGTGACGTACTACGACATCAAGCTGTACCAGACTATCATGGCACGGTTCTATGAGCCTAAGGTGGAGTGGATGATGGACGCTGTGCGCCTTGAGCGTAGGCTGTACATGGGCGACAGTTCCCAGACGAGTAAGCAGTTCATGTGGCACACACTCCATGTCGGCACAATCAACATTACACGCACAGGCAAGGGCAATGCCACCGATGACATAGTGTGGCCTGTCTACAACCATGCAGGTCTGAGCGACAGGGGTACGCCGTTCAGTCTTGACGCTACGTTTGTGAACGGTGAGCTTGTGCCCATGCGATCAGCGCATACGCCGCACTACCGTATGATTGCAGATACAGACGACAAGAAGCGTAGGGCAGACGTTGCCAAGCACTTTGAGAACTACATCATGCTTGCGCTTATGCGTATGCCTGCTTACAAAGCGGCGTGTGTGCCTCAAGATAGGCTAGGCCGACCGTTCGGGGGCAACGGGTTCGAGCACAAAGAACACGAGGCAGTGCAGTGCTTGCTCTTGGACGAGGAGCCATCGCAGTATGCGTTTGATGCGTTCTTCGCAATGTGTCAGGGAGTGTATGACACCATCGTATCCAAGCGGGGGAGGGAGCAACAAGGGTTTGTATTGAACCGTTCTTGGGGGGGTAACCGGACAGTCAGTTCGCCTGATGAGTTGGAGAAGCCTGTTGAAACGCCAGAGTTTCGCAGATCAATCCTTGAGCGTGTTTACAAATACGCTGGGGAGAATAAACGTAGCAAGAAAGTAGAGGTGAAACAATTTCCAAAGTACGCTGAGTACCCTAAGTCCAACATCTGTTGCTAAGGGTAGGGTAAATGCTAGGTTGTCAAGTCTTTGACAACCTATGCTATAATTTGTTCAACAACATAGGAGAAGCAAATGAGCTTTGAAAAGATGACTCTCAATCAGAGAGTACAAGCCGCCAACATTGACTGTATGCGGCACCCTAAGTTCGCACTGCTCAGTGGTGCGATCATGCTCGGCAAGTCCGAGGTGGTAGAGAAGATGAAGACAGCGGCAACCAATGGCCGTGACAAGAAGTATGGTGCGGCGTTCGTTACGATACTCAATCGCAAGCAGTTGCGCTACTTAGTTCTGCATGAGAACTTTCACGTTGCACTCAAGCACTGCATCCTGTTCAAGGATGTCAAGAAGAAGTATCCCAAGCTGAGCAACGTAGCGCACGACTACGTAGTCAATGCACTGATCGAAGAGATGGACCCCGACTTCAAGTTTGTCGAGCGTCCGTCCGAGAGTTTGTGTATTGACCGCAAGTATTTCGGTTGGTCATTCCCTCAGGTAATGAACGATCTCATTGCACAAGGGCGTAAGGAACCCAAGGATGGTGAGGGTACGGGCGAGAATGATGAGGGCTTTGATGAGCCGATTGATTCACACGAGGATGGTGAGTTCGATGATGACCCGATCGAGCGTGACAAGCTTGAGAAGCAGATCGATGATGCCAACCGTCAAGGTGAGATGCTTGCTCGTAAGTTGGCAGGTAAGGGCGATGGCAACCGCGACATCTTGGGTACTGCCAAGGAACGCATGACAGATTGGAAGCAAGCGCTTCAAGACTGGATCAGTTCCGTCTCTTCAGGTGATGACAACTCACGGTTCAGTCCTCCAAACAAGCGACTGCTTGCTTCTGGGTTCATCATGCCATCGCACTTCACGGAGACTGTCGGTGAGTTGATCCTTGCTGTTGATACATCGGGTTCAATGTACCCGTACTATCGCTTGCTGTTCGGTGAGATCGCTCGTATCTGTCAGCTTACTAAACCTGCCGCTGTGCGTGTGCTGTGGTGGGACAACGCTGTGTGTGGTGATGAGACATTCAAACCTGCGGACTACGAGCAGATCGCATCGCTCATGAACCCCAAGGGCGGTGGCGGCACTACTCCACAAGTCGTTGTCGACTACATCCGCGAACACAAGATCGACGCTAAGGCAATCGTCTGGTTATCAGATGGCTACCTTGGTTGCGATGACCCAGTTACCCCAATGCCGTCTCTGTGGGGCATAGTGGAGAACGACTCGTTCGTTCCTGCTCACGGCAAACTCTTGCGTATATCTGTTTAATTTTTTAGGAGTATCTATCATGCAAAACTTTCTGACACACAACCAAGTTGTTTCCCTCATCGCCGCTATCGGTGGCAAGCGTACCGTTATTGTGGAGGGCGAGAACGGCATCGGCAAGACCGCGCTGTTCCATGCCTTGCGTAAGCTTCCCAAGTTTGCCAACCACATCGCTGTTCGTCCTATCGACTGCACTCAGTTGTCTGATGGCTCGGTGTGGATGCCTGACCTTGATCGTGAGAATGGCGTCTCCCGTGAGTTGCCTAACGAACGCTTCGGTGTTAGCGCACACAACCAACTCGGTGTCAACAATGCACAGCCAATCATGGTCATGCTCGATGAGATCGCCAAGGCTCCTCAGTTCATCAAGAACGTGCTTGCACCTATCATATACGAGCGTCATGTAGGCAACCTCGGTATGCCAGAGGGTAGCGTTGTGTTCTGTGCTACCAACCTGTCAATCGAGGGTCTGGGTGACAGCATCCAAGCACACTTGCGTAACCGTCTCGTGTTCGTCAAGATGCGTAAGCCTACTGCTGACGAGTGGGTCAAGTGGGCTACGGACAACAACGTGCACCCCATGGTGATTGCTTTTGTCAACAACGAGCCACGCGTTATGCACAGCTTCCTTGACTACGAGAAGGGCGGTATGTTCGAGGGCAAGGATATGTCCAAGGACAATGGCTTTGTGTTCAATCCCAAGTCTACGCAACTTGCGTACGCTACGCCTCGCTCGTTGGTTGCCGCTAGTGACATCTTGCATGAGGGTCTTGGCGTTCTTGATGACGATACGTTGGAGGCGGCGTTGATCGGTACTGTGGGTGCGACTACTGCACAGGCATTGGCATCGTTCATTCGGTTCGGTCGTGACATCTGTGACTACGCTCGTGTCATCAAGTCACCAGATACTGCGCCGTTGTCTGACAACCCTACAGCGCAGTTGATTCAGGTATTCCAGTTCGTTACTCGCGTAGCTGACCGGACAGAGGCATCGTCCATCGTCAAGTACGTATGGCGTATGCGGGCAGAGATGCAATCGATCTTCTGCAACACAGTGGCATCTAGTTCTCGTGTGGCTACGTTTGCTACTGTTGATGGCTTCGGCACTATGTTGGCCGAGCACAAAATCTTTTTCTCAACCAAGTAAGGAGTATCAATCATGAACACTAATACACCCCGTCACAATCTCGACACCTGCGCTATGCTTGTGGAGTTCAACGCTTCCGTGTGGACAGCACGTAAGTTAGATAAGTCAACCTCTGATGAAGTGGTGGCAAGCAAGAATGCGGGGGCAAAGGATGCCGCTCGTGTCAACAAGCACCTGCTTGCAGGTCGCACTGAGCTGGACGTAATCCAACAGGCCGTTGGCCGTGCTCGTCAGTTTGTGTATGACAACACTGCACCTTGGTCTGACTCCGGTCTGCGTCTTCTGCCTACCGTCAACTTCATGAAGTTCACTGAACGTATGAATGACTTTGAGGAAGAGATCGAGGCGCTCGTCAAGTCCTTCGTAGCCATCTACCCCACGCTCATCACTGCACAGGCGTTGGCACTGGGGGATATGTTTAAGAGAGACGACTTCCCCACCGCCAATGAGATCATGACCAAGTTCTCGTTCCGTGTGAACTATATGCCTGTCCCCTCGTCGGGTGACTTTCGTGTAGATGTGGGCAATCAGGCACAACAAGAGCTGAAGGAGCGACTTGAAGCGCTGACTCAAGAGCGTATCGACTTGGCCATGTCTGATGTGCGTGAGCGTCTTGGAACCCACCTGAAACGTATGTCTGACAGACTGACTACAGACTATGTGAACGGTGAGGCTAAGTCTCGCCGCTTCCACGACACCCTTGTTGATGGGGCGCTTGAGTTGTGTGATCTCACCAAGTCATTGAACGTAACCAATGACGCTGATCTTGAGGGCGCACGTCACCAGTTGGAACAGTTGCTTGTGGGTGTAACTCCAACCGATCTCCGTAAGAATGAGGCTATTCGTCAAGACGTCAAGAAGAACGTAGATGCCATCCTCGACAAGTTCAACTTTTAAAAGGACTACATGAACACGCACCACCTAACCAGAGTGCGTCGTATGTTTGCTACGTATGACGCACCACCAAAAACAATTCGCAGTTATCAGCGCCAGTGGGTTCGATCTGTGAGAGCGCTTGGTGACAAGTGGTTGATCGCACACTTTATGCAAAAGCAGGGGAACTAAGTGCGATACCGCCGCCATATTTCTACACTGTCTACTGACAAGACGGTGTTAACTCCTGACGAAGTAGAGCGGCGTCTTCATGGCGCTCCTCTGACTGACCTTAACAAGCTACAACCTGTTGCCTCAAGCGGAGGGGCAGTTGAAGCACAACAACTTATGCAAAGACTTTCATCAACTACTACGAAGGGAACACTCATCATGCCTGACATCCAGACCGCACTTAAAAATGCAATCAATACTTGGGAACCCACCCCCATCAACCCCGTTCAACAACTTGAGGAGAACACAATGCAGATTAAACCAGTACCTTTTTCCATCCAAAATAATGTTACTCGTGTGACGTTCGACTACGTGAAACAGCATCCCGGCACTAGAGCCGTGTCCGCCGCTCGTGATTTAGTGAAGCTTGGCTTCAAGGAATCTTCCGTTACATCTCTGATGGCGCAGTTTGTACGAACAGGTCTAGCTGTGCGAGATAAGAATGGCGGTTACCGCGTGACACAAGAAGACTACGTACCCATGAAGGCTAAACAAAAGAAGCAATCAGCACCCGCGCCTTCTCTTAAGAGCGGTCTTGAAGGCATCGCCGCGCTACGACCTGAAGGTAAGAAGATGCATACACTTGTGCTAAACAAATCGCCACAAGATATTACGCAACACTTGACGGTTTATCAAGCAAAAGAACTGTACGATCACCTGAAACAACTGTTCGGAGGCTGACATGGACGCTACGTTTGCTTTAATAAAAGAGTTAGTAATCACCTGCGGCATCATCTTTGCCCTAATGTGCTTTATGGCGCTGTGCTTTTGGATGTACCCGAGCATGAATGAGGTACGGAAAATGGACTGCGCGATGGCAGAGTTTTCACCTGACATGGCGTTGGAAGTTAAACAAGCATGCCGAGAGGCGAGGAGTAAAAAATGAGTGAGTATTACGATGAAATGGCTGGCGACATTGCCCTTGCCGAGCAGGCATGGGAAGAGCGAGAAGCTCGGCGCAACTTCCGCACGGAAGTATGGACAACAAAAGACGGGCGTCGGATTGCCATCAAGGACATGGAAGACAGCCATCTGTTCAACGCATACAAGCACAGCCAAGACCGCTTGCTGTTCCGCGAGATGGTGCTACGCCTTTTTGAAGAAAGGATGAAGAAATGAACAACCCACCAGCATTTCCGTTGCATAACCACGGCGCACAAACGCTTGGCTTGCACGTTACAGGCATGACCCTGCGAGATTATTTTGCGGCTAGGGCGATGCAGGGAATTATTTATGAAGGCGCAGAATCATCATTAGAGATTGCCAAATGGTCGTATGAAATGGCGGATGCCATGTTGAAAGCGAGGGAGTCATGAAACGGCAAACAAAACTGGAGGTTGCATTTGTGTTTGTGTGCATGGCGGTGATATCAATGATTGCATGGAGGTTTTATGAGTGGATGGCGTAAAAGGACGATCATGGAGATGGCGCGGGAAACCAAACTGCCTTATGACTTTGTAACAGGTGAGCCGTTGTACGCAGAAAAATTGGAAGCCTTTGCCAAGTTGGTGCGTGCTGATGAGCGTGAACAAATAGCGCAGTGGTATGACACAACGGGACATGTTTTGATGCGGCACGAAGTACCAGACGCCATACGAGCAAGGGGACAAGCATGAAAACAATCATTGAGATGGCACATGAAGTTTATGGCGAGGAAAAGTTTTGGATTGAAAAAGAGTTGTTGAACTTAAAAGCCTTTGCCGAGTTGGTGCGTGCTGATGAGCGTGACAAATGGATGGAGCGTGCCCACATCATGATTCTTGGGGAGCGTGAGGGTTGTCATGCGCTACGCCAAACTCTACCAAATCCGCACAAGAACTGTCAGGTAAGCGCACATGCATACGACATGGCAATTGCGTCATACGGAGCCGCCATACGAGCAAGGGGAGAACAAGCATGACACCAGCAAAAATGTTTGAAGGCGATCTTTGGGTGCTTGCATCTGATGCGATTCAGATGTCTGAGAACGCTTACAAAAAAGGGCAAACTGATGAGCGTGAAGAATGCGCCAAGCTGTGCGAGACAACAGCCCCAAGTCAGATAAATGGCTATGAATGCGCCGCCGCCATCCGAGCAAGGGGACAAGCATGACACAAGATGAAATCATTGAGATGGCAATTCGAGGCCATGCAGGAACAAGAGATGCAATTTGTTGGGCAATAAATCAAGTTGTAAAAGCCGAGCGTGAGGCGTGTGCAAATACGGCGGGTCTTGCATTACTTGGCGCAGATAAAGCACTAAGTGATCGGGTTTTGAAAGCCATTCGAGCAAGGGGAAACACATGAACAACGAAACCCAAAGAATTATGGAAGCACTGATGCTTATCTACGGCAGTGACTTGCAGGCCGCAACGATAACTGTGCTGCTTAAAGATGGCGACAATGTTGTGCGCTTTATTACACAAACTTTGCCACAGAAGGAGACAGAGAAATGACTACATGCCCAACTTGCGAAGCGTTAGCCCGCACTGTGATGCTTGACCAAACAAGCCATGACACACAGCGCAAGCCGCTGACAAATGGGGAAATATATACCGCATACGTGGAAGCCGCAAACCAAACACTACGCCCACAAGACGAACGGATTGCGTTTGCATTTGCCAGAGCTATCGAAGCCGCCCACGGCATAAAGGAGAAGAACATATGATGAAATGTTACCTATGCAACTGGGATGTGCGAAACGGAAATTGCACAAATTACCTTCATTGCTCTAACAAAAAAGAATACAACGATGGCAAGCCGTCTCGCGCCACCACAAAAGAAGAGCGAGATAGGGCGGCTGACTCTTACAGGCGGGAAGAGCCAAACAACGGGTGGGCGGATAGCCCGTTCGGGTACTACGATTAACTCAAGGAGAAGAACACATGACACCAATTGATTTTGTAATTTTTGATGGCGACAGTACGCCGAACTTGCCCGTGTACGAAATAGCCGAGGCTATGCATAAGCCCATCCGAATCTACAGCGTTGGCCAATCGTGGGAAGTCATTGGCTACTACTACGCAAACGGTCAAATGACGCTGGACATCCGGGAGAAGAACAATGGATGAAGATGACGATATACAAGTCTATGCAGCGGACACGGCAATCGTACAAACACTATTGCCCAAGCTGTACTCAATCATTGACCGACTGCTGGACGGGCAGGACAAGGCGCTGGTTATCGAAGCCCGCAGGGTGTTGCCCAAGGCATACGAGAATTCATTTGAGAAAGGTAAAGGCGTATGACTGATTTAACTGAGAAAAACCTAGAGGCCACTCTTTTGAACCTGACTAAAACAGGTAAGCCAATAAAGATTAAACCGACCAGCATGTCCGTGGCCTACAACCTACACATGCAGAAACTGCGGGAGGAGTTCCCGACAGGCATTCCGTTTGTGACTCAAGATGAATTGGAACGTTTACGGAGAGAGACGGAATGAAAGAGAAACCGGACTCGCCCTTTCTGTGGAAAGAAAACCCCCGTCCCAGTATCATAGGAACGGATAAACTGATCCGCGCCGCTGAAACTGCAAGGCGGCAATCGCACCTGTCTAAGAACAGCACATTCACAACTTACTCAAAGGCGAAGAGTAATGCCACGACCAAAACCACCAGAACCGCTTAAGCCACGAGAAGTCCGCTTGTCCAATAGGCAGATGCTGATAATGAAACAACTTGGCGGCGCTAAATGGTTGCGCGAGTTGTTGGACAAGAAGGCACCAATGCCAAAAGCATGGTACGAGATGCGAGCACAAAAAGAAACACAGGGTTGACAGTTGTTTGATAGACAACGCATGCGAGCCTAGTAGATGCGACCATGAATTGTCCGAAGCGGGGGTTGTCAACCCCGGATGTGCCCTACGCTTCGACTCCTCACCGCGAAACAAAGGGGCGCGGAATCTACTTCACCCCTTACCCAATTACAGGAGAATGCTGTGGCAACACCAGAAGCTAAAGTTAAACTGAAGATTAGAAAAATACTGGAGGAGCTTGGCGTGTACTACGCCATGCCCATCGGGACAGGATACGGGAACTCAGGAGTGCCTGACTTCCTTGTATGTGCCAACGGTAAGTTTGTTGGTATCGAAGCCAAGGCGGGTAAGGGTAAGACCACCGCCTTACAAGAAGCCCATCTAAGCCGCATACGTGGCGCAGGGGGGACAGCAGTGGTTATCAATGAGGATAACCTTCACACATTAAAGGAGTATTTGTCATGGAACAAACAGAGTTAGAGCAACGTGTTGCAGAGATGTCGGATGAAGAGCAGGAGCACTTCAAGATGCTCATCCAGAAGTTGGTGATGTGCTACGGCAAAGGCGAGGCACAGGCCGTTGTTGTCCTTGGCCGCGCTGAAGATGCGATTGCGGGAGTCGTCACGCTGAACTGTACGGGTATGGAGGCGTCGCAACTTATGTTGGCGGCAAATGATTTTTTCGGCTTTTTAAATCTCCGAGACGCGCCAGCCAAGGAGATGTTTAATTGAGCGCACCATACGACCGGATACTGACGATCGACTTTGAGACGTATTGGGACACCAGTATTGGCTACACACTTTCCAAGATGACAACTGAGGAGTACATACGCCATGAGAACTTCAAATCGTTCGGAGCATGCGTCCATGATTATGGAAGCGACGAGCCAACTCGATGGTATCGAGACAGCGAACTACGTGAGTACCTTCATGGAGTGGACTGGGGACGAACCGCAGTACTTGCACACAACGCACAGTTCGATGTATCAATTATGGAGTGGGTCTACGGAGTACATCCAGTCTTCATCTTCGACACGTTATCAATGGCACGAGCTTTACGTGGCGTGGAAGTTGGCAACAGCCTCGCCAAGCTTGCGGCAGACTTCGGACTCCAAGCTAAAGGAACAGCCGTTTATTCAACTAATGGAGTTCACGAGTTGGACACCGCGCTCGAAGGGGAGTTATCTGAGTACTGCAAACATGATGTGTTTCTGTGCGAAGAAATATTCAAACGGTTGGTTGTATCCTATCCATCAAAGGAACTTAAACTGATTGACATGACGCTCAAGATGTACACACGTCCGTTGCTACAACTTGATCCTGTGATGTTGTCAAACGCTATTAACGAAGAGAAGGAATTACGTGAATCACTTTTACAAAAGCTCGGCGTGGAAGAAACTGCACTGGCATCGAACCCAAAATTTGCGGAAGCACTCACTGAAATGGGCGTCCGCCCCCCTCTCAAAGTCAGTAAGACAACAGGCAAGGCGACATACGCTTTTGCAAAAAATGACGCGCTATTTCAAGCGTTGCTCAATGGTGGACGTGCGGACGTTGCCCTTATTTGTGAAGCGCGTCTTCGGGTTAAGTCAACCACCGAGCGCACAAGGGCTCAGAGATTCCTCGACATTAGTAAACGTGGAGCCTTACCGGTACCTCTCTCGTACTACGGTGCGCAGACTGGCAGGTGGACGGCAAGCAAGGGCAGTGCAATCAACATGCAAAACCTCAAGCGAGGTTCGTTCCTACGCAAAGCAATTATGGCTCCCAAGGGGCACCAGCTCGTCGTTGGGGACCTCTCGCAGATTGAACCGCGAGTTCTTGCGTGGCTTTCAGATTACACAGATATGCTCGACATCTTCCGCGTTGGGGGTGACCCTTATGCCGCGTTCGGTGCGCAGATGTTCAACACCCCTAATCTCACAAAAGAGTCTCATCCAGACCTACGCCAGTCTGCAAAATCGGCGCTACTCGGGTGCGGCTATGGCCTTGGTTGGGCGGCGTTTGCTTCGCAACTTCTTGTAGGATTCCTTGGCGCACCACCCGTAAGATACTCCAAAGACTTTGCAAAGAAGTTGGGCGTTGATTCAGAGTACGCAGAAAAGTTTGCCAAGTGGGATGGCAACGAAACAAAGTTCTTTGATATTCCGCATACGTGCTCCACCAAGGAACTTCTAAACCATGTGCTTGCAGCGAAGGCTATCATAGATACGTATAGGAGAACTGCATACCCTGTGGTGGCGTTCTGGAGTCTCTGTGAAACAGCTTTACACAGAGCACTTGTGGGCGGTGATGAATTGGTGTATAAATGCGTTACGTTCCGTAAAAGCGAGATTGAGTTGCCAAACGGGATGAAGTTGTTGTATCCTGATCTGCGCTATGTGCAGGATGACAATGGTAGGAGCCAAGCAGTTTATGGGCCACACGCTACCAAGTTGTATGCAGGTAAGATAACGAACAACATTACACAAGCGCTTGCGCGTATTGTGATGACAGACGGGATGTTAAGGGTATCAAAAAGATACCCTATCGCGGGGACAGTGCATGATGAATTGATTGCAGTTGTGCCTGACGATGAAGTGGTTGACGCTAAGACTTGGGTCTTGGCGCAAATGACTATGGAACCGAGTTACATGCGCGGTATTCCGTTAGCCGCTGACGGTGGCGCTCACCGTAGATATGGACTGGCAAAATCATAAGGAGAAGTAATGCAGATACCAAAGAAAATACATGTAGGAATCAAGGAGTACACCGTGCTTAAAGTCAAGAGGGCAAGGCATGGCGACACGCTTGGCACAATAGACTACACAAACGGAATCATTTGGATTGCTACACATGACGACCGTGGCAACAAGCTGACGAAAGATGAGATGGCAGACACCTTTTGGCACGAGATGACGCATGCCGTACTGCACGATATGCACAGTCCGTGTGTTGATGAACGCTTCGTCACTACTTTTGCCAACCGACTCACCAACGCCATCAACTCCGCAAAACTATGAAACAAACAGCATGGTCACACTCTTCCCTCAAAGACTTTGAGGGTTGTCAACGCCGCTACTACGAAATCAAGGTCTTGAAGAACTACCCGTTCACAGAGACTGAGGCGACACGGTACGGCAACCAAGTGCATGAAGCTATTGAACTGTTCATTCGGGAAGGAAAACCAATTCCTCCTGAGTATTCGCAGTTCAAGCCTGTGGTGGAAGCCATGCTGAGAAAAGACGGACGCAAGTTGGCTGAGTATGAGATGGCGCTGACCACTGACCTCAAGCCGACAGGTTGGAAAAGCAAAGACGTTTGGGTGCGCGGCATTGCTGACATCTTGATCGTTGATGATGACAACCTAACAGCATGGGTGGGTGATTGGAAAACAGGCAACAACAAGTACCCCGACAGGGATCAGCTTGTACTGATGTCTTTGATGGTGTTTGCCCACTTCCCGCACATTCGCAAGGTCAACTCTGCGTTGCTGTTCATTGTGAAAAACACTATGATAAAGATGTCGATGATGCGCGATGATATCGATAAGCACTGGTGGGACTACCGTGAGCGCACTGCTCGGCTACAAGCAAGCTTTGCCAATGACGTGTGGAACCCCAACCAAACACCGCTCTGTGGTTGGTGCCCAGTAAAAACTTGTGAATTTAACAAGAAACATTAAAAGGAACACTCATCATGCCTTACGCACCCGGCAAACGTCCGTCGTACGAACCGTACCAAAAAACTGAAAAAGCAAAAAAGTCTCGCGCCGAGTCAAACAAAGCGCGGCGCATGCTCACGCGTGAAGGACTAGTTCAGAAAGGAGATGGTAAAGATGTCGACCACAAAACACCCCTTAGTAAAGGCGGAAAAACTGTACGCTCGAATCTGCGTGTTCAGAGTGCCAGCAACAACCGCACGTATGCGAGAAAAGCTGACCACTCTATTAAGTGAGGTACCGACAAAGACACTCATAAATTTGTGGGTGGCAAAGTGGGGTCACGATTGGATTGACTTAAACGATCTAGTTGATGATTCCTTCTTTAACGATGCGTACCATCGGCTTCGTCAGGAAGGTGAAGTTGAAGTTCACTACTTAACAGATCGTGCTAAGTATGTGTGTAGGAATCCAAAATAAGTTTAGGAGAAGCAAATGAAAAAAATACTGCTTTCAAGCACAGACATAGCTATGGCGGCAAAGCACGGCCTCACTCCGCGTGCGTACGCCAAAAAGAAAGCATCATTGATGTCGTGGAACCCCAACACGGACCCTACGTATTCAATATCAATAGAAGAGCTTGTTAATTTATGGCAACTTAAATACGGACATACGTGGGTAGATGTGTCAGAGATTGAAGAAGAGTTCTGGCTTAACGCATCAAGACGCTTGCACAAAAACAACAAGCTTGAAGAGACAGAAGGTTTGCAAGATAACACGCCTTGGGCGCGGCTGAAGGAAGATGCGTAATGCAGATTGTTGATGACAAGGCGCTTGTACTGCGCACACGCAATCCGCACAAGTACAACATCATCCCCAAGCACAAGGTGCTATCTGAAAGCAACGGTGTCTACGAAGTAGCTGTGTACTGGGGGCTTGATGAGGCCAGAGTGCTCAAGAATCTTGGCGTGAAGGACGTACCCTCACCCATTACTCGGCGCTACGACTGGCCCGGAAAGTTTAAACCAATGGCTCACCAAATAGAGACAGCGGCTTTCCTCACACTGAACCGCAGAGCGTTCTGCTTTAACGACCCCGGCACTGGCAAGACGCTGAGCGCTTTATGGGCGGCTGACTTCTTGATAAAGCGTGGCGAGGTTCGGCGAGTGCTTGTCTT